TGCATTTTCTGCCGACAAAGCACTTCCTGCTGTTACAAAGACCTCTTCAAACACGCCCGACGCCTCGTCTACCAAAAACAAAATATTATCAGCGTGTATACCTTGCAATGCCTCTGGTCTATCCTTGCTTGCTGTTCTTGCCATAGCAAAGCTCCCGGTCTCACAAGTAAAATGGTCATTAGTCCATTCAAATAAATCATGCAGTTGCACTGGCATAGCATTCCACCACATTTTTAGCTCTGCCCATAAAGCATCTTTAAGTTGTGCACTTGTGGGAGCTGTAACAGGAATCTTAGCTTTTGCGAAGCACGTTAAAAACCAAGGAATAATCCAAGCAAAACAAGTAGTCTTTCCTGTACCATGTCCAGACTTAACACTAACCTTCGCTCCCGGCTTAGCTATTGCCTGCAGAAATTCCTTTTGTTGATCTGTTGGCTCAACTCTCCATACTTCTTTTACAAAACGAGCAGGATCTTTTCGCCATTGTGGGATTTTCTTTTTCAAAAATTCGGCGTCTTGTTGACTAAGCATCATCTATTTCCTCAATAATTGCCGCAAGGCTTTTCTTTATTTCTACCTCATGCTTTTGGATGTATAGACCATCCATTTTATTTAAAGTATCTATTGCCCTTATCCTTGCATTTGGATCAGGTTCTTCTGTGGCGATCTTTGTTAGTAATTCCTGTCGCTGATTTATATCCATTATGTTTTTCTTGTCTTTCCTTGCGGCAAGTTCTTTCAGTCGAGCTTTAATATTAGCCTTTCTTAGCTTTCTTGACGCTGTTACTCCTGCAGAATTCTTGCTATATCCAGCTTCTATAGCTGCTGCAGTTGCATTCGCTGTTTTGGCAAAAGAAAGACAAAATCTTTCTTCTTTCTCTGTTAATGTTCTTTCTTTTGTCATCTCCTCACCACCCTTGCAAATAAAAAGCACCTACGTTAGTAAGTGCTTGATTGTTTTATGTTTCTGGCTTTAATTTCGCCATTATTTTAGCCTGTATGCTAATTTATGATATACTTTAGCGTGTTTTATCGCATTTTACCCTGACTTTTATTTATACACTTTATGCTTTTTCGTAGGTTTCTGTAAAAATATCTTCGCGGCAAGAGTAAAGCTCCCCGCGTAAACCTTGTATAACATAGTTTCCAACAGGGACGTGCATTATGCCTTCAAGGGTTTTGACAAACAATTCAATCGGCGCTCCGTCTAGAGTTAAGGGCCCAAAGTACAGTTTCCCATTTTTAAATGCTTTTACCGCCCACTCCGGTACATAATATTTACCGTCGCTCCCTTTCAAATCGCCATCAAACTGAAACGCTTCTATCACAACTGGTTTCTTTTTGTATTTCATCTCTGTTTATCCCCTCTCTACCGCTATATGTAGATTAATCAATTATTAAATAAAGCCCTGCTGTCTGACTACAACAACAGGGCGACAGTTGGAAGATTACCTGTCCAACACACGCACCTTTAAGCGTGGATAGGTGTTCCCCATCTATGCCAAACTACCCGTGGCAGGACTCGAACCTGCGACAAATGATTAAAAGTCAATCGCTCTTGCCATCTGAGCTACACGGGTAATGTCCAAGCGCTAAGCTTGAACGTTTCACCAAGCTTGTTGTAAGCCTACTTACTTATAATACTATTTTAACTCATCAGAACAGGTAATTTGTCGGATACATTTTTAATTCTCAATAATTTTTTTTCGAGTGCTAAAACGACAGCATCGTTTAAAAACTCTTCGCGAAGCTCGTAGTAAGTATCTCTATTCATACCTTTTAGTCCAGCAATTACTCCTGGCGACTTATTATATTCATAACGCTGGAACATAGCATCTCCTGCTGCTTGTTTCTCATGAACCTTATACGTCTCAGCTATTACTTCAAGCCATGCTTCAGGATTTATTACTATAGTTTGATAAGGACCTTGTCCCCACGAAATCATCTTGATTGGTTCAATATTCTTTAGTGCAGATGTTTCTGTTGGATTACTGATAAAAGCATGACCTCCACCCCCAGTATGCCCTTTCTTTGCAGTACGCTGCTCTCTTTCATCATCAACAGCTTTCTGAATATATTTCCTATTCAAAAAATACCACTCTGTATGCTTTCGTAACAGTTCTATTAGCATATCAGTCTCCTTCTAGCTCTTCTTTCTAAAATAACTCTTCCATCGCCTAATTAGATCAGGATAATTCATGTCTTTACTCCTTAATCATCCTAACTTTAGTATGTTCATTCGGTTTCACCGTCCATAATAGCCCCGCAATTAGGGCAGTAATTTTTTACCTCACAAATAGATTCTAAAACATGATGACATTCGGAACACTCCACATGCCATGCTTTTGGATTAATCCAATGCCCATGCTTTCGTTCTTCTACTGTAGGGGCTTTGTTTATTAAACCTTGAAAAACGTTTAACGCATGAGCAAAACGAAAATCAGCCTTTGCATAAGCG